CAATTATTTGCTGTCCTTTTGGTTCTTTTTTAATATTGTAGAATTTATAATATTCATCTTCCAATTTCTGTTTTATTAAAGTTCTTTCTTTTAATGATAAATGATTTTCCTCTGCGTAAAAATTATCTGTTAATATCAAATCTAATGAGTTCTTCCACTTTTTATCTTCTGGAAAGTATTCCCATTTTGTCCAACTTCGATTGCTTTGGGAAGCACTTTCAGATTCTGCTTTTGTTTGAAATCTGGAATATACAATATGCATTTTTTGTTCAATGTATCTTTTTTGCCTGTCATTATAATTTGTTGTATTTGCATACTGAATTACAATAGACTTTTTCTTTACAACTTTTTTAGTTAGTTTGGCAAAGCCATAAAATACCAGATACTTTTTCATTTTATAGAAATTAATTTTATAATATCTTCTCGAACATTCTGAAAGTTCATTGCGGTGTAACGAAGCACTTTCCAACCATTCATTAAAGCCAAATTGTATTTTGTGCAATCCTCTGAAAATCCTGCAATGGTTGTGTGTCTGGATTTGGTGCTGAATATTCCCTCGTATTCGACTGCAATTTTATATTCTGGTATTGCCCAATCAAATCTGAATTTCCGAACTTCATCGAAGATCAACTCGGTTACATAACTTTTGACAATTCCGTTTTGCTTTAGTTCCAGAAAAATAAAGTCGATTGTGTTTTTCTCCACCGATACTTTTTCAATCTTCTTTTTTTTAGGTGCAGGGATTCCGTTTTCCTGCACCTGGTTTCTTTCCTGCTCAACGGTTGTAAATCCTTTCTTTTTGATTTTGTTGAGGTCTGCTTCGCTCCAATTCATATTAGTATTTTAAGTCTGTCCAATGTATTATTCTTCCGTAAAAATCATCTGCAAAGTAATCCAAAAAATCCTGCACCGTATCAAAACCATCGTTTCTGGAAAGTGTTTCCATTTTCTTCTGGCGTTGCTCCGAAGAATTATAATCGACTGAATAATTCGTAACATAACATTCTCTGTCAATGTAAATGGTGCAGGTGTTAATTTCTCCACCAGACCAAAGTATTGATACTTCTTGAATTGCTTTGACTTTTACTTTTGGTGCAAAGCGAAACATATTTTTGGTTCGTACTGAAATATAAAAATCAATTAGCATTCCTACTTTCCATCGTTTGTTTTTGTCATTTCGGAATGTGTGCTTTTTTGGTGCAGGACATTCCAACATTTCCCATTTGTTTCCAAACTTTTGCCGATACAATTCTCGGTATTCTTTCCAATCGGAAACATCTATACCTTTGACGAATAGTAACGAGTGCCAAATCTTCTCAATGAAGTTTGTTTCTTTTCCATTTATTCTGGTGCTAAATCCTAATATCATTTTCTAAAGTTTTAAAGTTAATCCAATCTTTTTCGTTCCATTGTTTGATGCACTTATTCCAAAGGTAAGACTGCATATTTTTACGCAAAACACCTATCACATCGTATATTGATTTATTTTGCCTTAAATTGGCTTCTGGTGGCTTGGTGGCTTCTAATTTCTTTTTCTCTCTCCAAACTCGGTTTCGCTCGTTGGCACGTTCCTTGTTTTCTTCGTACCATTTTTTCTTGTACTCTCGAATTTCATCTTTATTGCGTTGATAGAAATTCTTTGCGTTTTGGCGATTTTGCTCTTTTTTATCTATTTTGATTTGTACTTCCATTTTTACTCTGGATTTTTAGTTTCTAATGGTTTTGGTTCTGGAATTGCTTTTAAGAATTCTTCTAATGTTTTGAACTTCTTTAAATAATTGCACACCACAATCGCTCTGCATCTATTCGCAACCACACCAGATGCTTTTCCTTTGTTGTTTCTTTGGATGATCTCCTGCAACAATTCTTCGTGATGCTTTTTATTTCCTTTGGATTTTATCTCGCTTTTGTATTCCTTAACATATTTTTTGAATTGCCAATTATACAACCGTTTTTTGACTGCTACGGAAACAACTATCATTTCTTCTACATCTGGATATAGAATCCAAGCACTTGAACTATAATTCGTTTTTGAAATCTCATCAAATGTTTGCAAAAGATATTCCTCTCGAATTTCTTCTGGCGTTTGCTTCGGTTGATAGATTGGATTGTACTTCTGGTGCAAATCCGCCTTGGCTAATTGGTAAGCACTATTTTCTCGTTTCCAGATTAGATAACTATTCAAAACCTTTGATGCTGTATTGATACTCAATTCTGGAAGCATTTCGATTTCGTTTCCTTTCTGGTCCAATAGTTCTCTCGCCATTGCCATTTTGAATGCTTCGTAAATTTCTCCTGCTGTAAGTTTGAAGAACTTTGGTGTGGTGGCTAAAAACAAAAGCCAATCTTTTGCCATTGCTTCGTTCTTCTCTCGAACCTGCAACAAACGAATAATATCATTTGTTAGTTTTACTTTTGTTTCTACGGGTGCTTCACTAATATTGTCCTGCGATATTTCCATTCTCAATATCTTCGGTAAGTTGCTGAACAATTCTGTTGGAATCGATGCTGGCAGGTACATAACCTTTACTTGCGTTTGTTCCTGCGTTATTAATTTGTTTTCCATTTTGGGATTGATTTACGATTTTATCAAATTGCACTGATAAATTAGTTAATAAAAAATTTGCTTTTAGCCATTCGTGTTTTAATGCGTTATCCAGAAAGTGGTTTAAAATTCGAGCCGATGATAATTCATCCCAAACTTTGTCCGTTCCTGCATTTTTTTCGTTATAAAGTTTTTCAAGTCTTTTAACGATGGATTTTAAATGGTTCGCATTTGCACCATTGAAAGTTGGCTTACTACCTATTTGAGTTTCATAAAAACGAAACCAAATCTCAACAAAATTATTCCAGAACGCTGTTGGTTCTTTTTTCTCTGGAGCGTTAGCGACAGGAATTAATACTTCTTGTTTTTGTTTTAGTTTTGGTTTTTGTTTTAGTTTATCTTTAGTAGGTAGCAACTTCGAGCCAACCTCAACACTAACCTCACTACTAACCTCAACACTAACCTCATTAGTAACCTTTAAAAAATCTTTCAAGCTATAAGATGTATTTGCGTTTCCAGACTGCGTTTTGAAGTCCAAAACTCCTGCTTGTTTTAAACGATTTCTTGAATTACTTAATGTTGGAAAACTTATCCCTAAATCGGCACAGATTTTAGAATTGTTTCTTTTGAAAGTTGGAATCCACGATACCTTATTGTTTACTTCTAATAGATAGAAATAAATTGCTATGGTATTTGGTGGAAAGCACTCAATCTCTTGAACACGCCAGAATCCCTTTATTTGTTCTATGTAATTCATATATTATTTTTAAAGACTTTAAATTTAGTTATGTCAATGAAAAGAACTTCTTCTATAAAATTCATTTCCTTAAAAGTTGGTAGGTGGCTGATAGTCTTTAAAAACAAATCAATTTTCACTTCCTCTCCGTTTCCTCTAAAAATAAAGTAAACACTTGGATTAGCCACCGATGATGTTAATAAGACTTCTGGAACTTCCATCACTTCAAAATTTTGAAAGCACCATCTAAAAAGTCCATTTTCATTTCATCTGTCGCACCTGTAATTTCATTTCCGATATGTCTTTTCTCCTGTATAGAAGTGTACATTTCTTCATCAACTGTATTCTTACCTAAAAAGTAAGTACACATTACATTGTTCTTCTGACCGATTCGGTGTGCTCTATCTTCACATTGAGCACAATCTGCATAAGTCCAAGGATATTCAATAAACGCTACTCTCGAAGAAGCTGTTAAGGTAATTCCAACACCACCAGACTTTATGTTGCAAACGATAAGCTGCACCTCTGGTTCGTTCTGGAATCTATCAATAGACTTTTGCTTTTCTTCTTGTGTGCATCTGCCATTTACAGAAACTGCTTTCGGAAAGATGCTTCGTATTTCGTCTCCGATTTCGTGTAGGTTATGGAACAAGATTAGTTTTTCTCCTGCATCCATTACTTCCTGCACAAATTCCTTAACCTCATTCATTTTGCCCTTGGCTGAAATTTGTTTCAGTACACCCATACGAACCATTATCTCGCCACGAAGTTTCCTTGCAATTTCTTCATTGTCGCACCCTGCTTCTTCCATCCACTTCACGAAGTCATTCTTTGCTTTGTTGTATTCCTCTCTGGTGGTTATATCACAAAGAATGGTCTGGCGTTGCTTTTCTGGAAGATCCTTTGCAACCTCTTTTTTCTCTCGTCTAAAGTAGGCATTTTTATAAAGCATATAATTCAACTCTTTTAGATTTGAAGCACCAGAACCACCTGCACAATACCTATCCTTGAATACTTTTGCGTTGGCTAACTTTCCTATGATTGCTAATTGTGGCATTGCATCAATTGGTTTATTGACAACCATTGTTCCGGTTAAACCTATTCGATAGGTTTTGCCTTGTGCAATTCGTAAAGCCAGTTTTGTTTGTTGCGTGGTTGTATCTTTGCAACGATGAATTTCATCTATAATAACAGAATTGAATATTTCAACTTTTGGATTCATAATGATATCCGTTGACTTTTTCATTTTCCCTTTCGGTGGCATATAGTTTACAAAATACTTTTTCATTGATTCGTAATTCACAATGAAAATATCTACTCCAGAAACTTCGTGATACCTATTCCAAGTGGTTTTGATTTTGTCATTCAGTATGATTGCTTTCTTTCCTGTCCACATTTCCCATTCCCTTTGCCAATTGACTTTTGTAGTTGCAGGACAGATTACCAAACACGGATAAACCAATTCGCCTTTCAAGTGTGCGGTGTAGATTGTTCCGATGGATTGCAATGTTTTACCAAGTCCTTGTTCGTCTCCGTTAATAAATTTTTTGAGTTGAAGTCCTCTGGCTATTCCCTGCAATTGGTATGGTCGTGGAAGATAACCATTTTCTCTATTGACAATATCTAAAACAATATCCAAATCTGGCATCGGTGGAATCTCCCCAATTATTTGGGGAGATAGTTCTTCGGAAAGAACCCACGATGCTCTGGTTTTTTGTTGAATAATTTTTAGATTATCTTTTTGAGAAATAGGCACTATCCAGACTTTCTTTGCCCAATCAAAATGCCCATTAACTTTCTTAATGTAAAGTTGGTTATTGGTTCGGAATCGGTCAAATGCTATCTTAACTTCAAATCGGTCTTTATGCTCTATAATCTCCATTTTGATTTTGCTTTAAATTATTCTTGGTTATCTTCTTCCGATGATACAAAAGCACTTCCTGCTTCTTCGTTAGAATCTTCCTCTGCAAACATTTCAAATTGAGCTTTCGGAGCGTGTTTTCCTTGCATATAAAGAATTACTTCCTCTTTCAAATTTTCAATGGTGCTATTCAAATCTGAAAGGAATTTGTAATCTCCATCTGCATCAATGCTTGGTGTAGTGAAGTAGATTTCCTCGCCTGTTGAAAGTTGTTTTGCACCAGAAATTGTTACGAAAGCATAACCTTTTCTTTCCTGCACCTCAAATTCCGAAACACGATACTTCAAAAATGTTTCGTCCATTTCCTCTCCGTCTGCACGAACCAAATAATCATCTGGATTAGCCAAGCATTTTTTGATTAGCTTTTCGTCTTTCACTTCTTCACAAATAAATGCGAAGTGTGGAACAAGCTGTCTAAATAGTTTGCGGAGATCATCGTGGATTGGTGCATCCGAACCTGTATTAACTTTGTCTTTGACATCGTTGTTTTGCATTTCGTATGAATATTTTAAAAATAGACTTCCTACGATTGCAGCTTTCTTAATTGTAATTACCATAACTTAATTTTCTAATTGTTGAAATAAATTTATTGTTGATTCTCTTTTGGCATTTGCCTGTTGCTTTAACCTAAACGCTTTGCTTATCCATACCTGCAAAAGTCGTTGGTGCGATTCTTTGTTCTTTGCATTCGCTGTTGAGTGTTTAAAAATTAATTCTTCTTTTGCCATCTGTCGCATTACACAACCCCAGATGGTAGGGTTTGACTTCGGAAGTTCCGAAGCATAAAACTCTTTTTTAATATCTTCGGTTGTGAATATTGTAAACCTTTGATTTACAAATTGCCGTGAGAAGTCCAAAGCACTTTCGTAAAACTGCTTATTTGCTTTGGCTTGTTTTTTAGATATTTTCTTTTTCATTTAGTGTCCTGTTGGGAATGCGGTCATTTCCGCTTTCGCTTTACTGATTATGGTTCTGCACCAATCTAATTGGTGGGTGCAGGTGCGGTTTAATCGTTCGCACCAATTGACTGCATAATTTTCATTAACACATAAGGCATCAACATATTTGTTGGCTGTTGTAGCAGGAAGATGTATTATCTTTTTCATTTCCTGCACTATTCCAGAATTCAGTTTGCGGTCTTTGTGGATTTTTGCATCGGCTAATAGCTTTCCTGTCCGTGCTATTTGTGCGGAGCAATAGTTCCCACGCAAAACTGCTTCGTTTACATCTTCGCTCATTTCGACTACTACTTCATTTTGAATGATGTTTAGTTCTTGAATGATCTCCTGCAATGGTGTGATGTGTAATTCCATTATAAATTGAATATTTTTTTGTCAGTTATTTGCTCTCTGTTTTCTTCCAGAAAATCAATTATCAATTCGCATTGATTGACTAATTTTCTATCGTCAATTTCTGGATTATAATAGTATTCTTCACTAAAAGTGTTTTCAAAATCCGTTGCCACATATTCAAATTGATTTATGAATATTCCGTTTTTATTTAGGCAATAAGGATAAACCAGATTTTGCCAATTGCTTTTGAATTTGAATGCTGAATAACCTTTCTTTGAAGATATGGTTTTTAGGTCTGCACCAAAGAACGGAAGTAAATAATCTATAAATCCAAATAGCTTTACATTTCCATATTTGGTTTCAATTATGGCTTCCGTATAAACTTGACAAATAGCACCACTTAAATAATTTGCTATCTCAATACATAAATCCATTTTAAACTTAAAAAGATATTCTTTGTTCTGCACCCAAATTTCATTCGTTGCAGGATAACTTTTTAAAGTCATTTTTTCGGAATTTTGCTTTTTGATTATGCTATTGATAACTTCTTCAAAAGCATTTCCTTTCTCTATGGCTTCGGTGGTTTCAAACGGAACTCTATTGATTTTATCAATTAAATTCTTCCTTTGCTCCAGATGGAATTCTTCTTCCGTTATGCTTGGATTTTCTGCAAAACCCCAATATGCTTGATAGGTTTTGTCTGAATGAATATATCCATCAAAACTATCAAGCAATGTAGCATAAAAATTATACTTTGGGTTTTCCATCTTTTACAACTTTTGAAAAGTAATTCCGTTTTCATTCATAAAGTTACCAAGTGCCACCAATTTATCATAAGTGGCTGTAACCTTAAATGTTCTTTCCAAAAGTTCTTCTGTAACAAAAGCGGTTTCTGGTGCAGGAACTACTTCCGATGCAACCTCAACATTCATAATCGCTTCTGGTGTGGGTGCAGGTGCAGATACATAACCAGAAGACATTTTCTCTTTGTTCACTTTTAGTGTATTTGCATATTTGATGGTTTCATTGATATTCAGATTATCCAAAAACATTGCTTTTAATGTTTCGGTATCTCCATCAATAGCTTCCAAAGTTGAAAGGCCATCTTTAATTTCTGCAATTTTAGTTTGGATTTCGCTATGAATAACTTTATCCTTTGCGGTTTTGTTTAACCACTTTTCATCAAACACTTTCGAGAATGGCACAAGTGCGAATTTCTGCAAATTCCAGAACACCTCGATTGATGCTTTCTTTTCTGCTTTCGCTTTGTTCTCGCTTTCTTTTACAACACCATCTATCTTTCCAGAACACTCCGAAATTAAAGAATTCGTTTCTGCAATAATGGTTTTAAATTCCATAAATGGCTCTAACCATTCTTTCTCCAATTCAATTCGTTTGCTATTCAAAACCTTTGAAGCATTGTTCAACATTGCCTTATCGCTTTTGGCTTGTTCAATGTTCGCTTCTGAATAGTTTTCGATTGAATAATTCGGTAGGGCTTGTTCCACTAATGCTTTTATATCTTTTGCATTTGTTGTTAAGGCACCAAGTGTTTTGCTTCCAATTTTTAGTTCCAAGTTTTCTGCTTGAAGAACTAATGCTTTTGATTGACTTTCCATTTACACTAAAGAATTTGAGTTAGTATTTGGTTCTGGTGCAGGTTGCTCCGCTTTCGGTGGTGCAGGAACATATTTTTTGGCTTCTTTATCAAAAGCCAAATTCAATTTCTTGCAATGCTCCGCAACCATCTTTCCTGCAACCGCTTTTGAGTTGCCAATGTGTTCCCACGCATCTATTCTGGAAACAAAATCATTTGCTGAATCGGAATCCGTTATCAATACGATTTCGTTTTTCAATTCTTCTATTAGATTTGTGTAAAGCATTCCTGCTTCTTTTCTGGCAACGTGGTTTTTTTCAAAAGCACTAATGATATAGTTTTCTATAAAATCATTTTTAATGCCATTTCCGTCCTTATCTACGGAAATTGGTATCTGAATACACTCTGGCAGGTTGCAGGTGTTTTTACCATCGTTTCTGCTTGTAGGATTGAATGTTACTTGACGAACGCTTTTGTTCATTTCCATATAACCCAATAAATCTAATTCAGTAACGATTGTCGAATAGTTCTTTTCTCTAACTGCAGGAACAAAAACATTATCCTCTCCCTCTTTTCTAATATCACGGTGGGCAATAAAAATTAAGTGTTTGTTGAGGTTCGATGCAATTCTAACAAAAGAGTTGAACTCCTGGTTAATCTTACTCCAATCTTGGATTCTCGGAATAGCGTTTCCACAAACGTGAATAATAGCATAATCCATCATCTTTCCTAAAGTATCAACCACGATGGTATCGTAGTCGGAAAGGTCTTCCTGCATAACATCTAACGCTTCTTTGAATGTAGATATTTGCACGGTATCTTTGATGTGGGTGTAATTCACTCGACTTACTCCACCATCAAAATCTAACAATAAAGGTCTTGGTGCTGACAACGCCAAAGTTGTCTTTCCCATTCCTGCTTGACCATAAAAAAGTGCTTTGATTTTACTTCGCACTACCAATTCACTCGGTTTTTTAATTAAACTCATTTTATCTATTTTAAATTATTATTGATTACTTAACTTCTTCTTCCTGCGGTTTGCCAGAAATCTTTTCTTCGAGTTCCTTTGCTTTGGCAGCTTCCTGTTGCCACCACTTTGTTACATTTGAATTTGATTCTTTCAACTTCAAATTTTCTGCTTCAAGTTCTCCGACTCGTTCGAGAACTTTTAATACTCCTAATCCTAAATTTTCTAATTTCATTTTTAATCTATTTTAATTGTTATTGATTCGGGTTCTGGTGGCTATTGCCACTTATTGATTTTAGTGTATATCCAATAAATTAGATTAAACACTCCTAAAAATATCACTCCTGCTATACAGAAGATGATAACACCATTGAGGAAGTCTTCACTTGGCATAATGTACTGATTTTGGTTACTAATTTGATTGTTCCTTGTTTTGAATAATCTTTATTCAATTCGGAAAGTGGTTTCTGGAAGTCTGGATTGTGTACCAACTCCTTAACTCGTTCTTGAAATTTTCTACCTAAAGACATTGACTTGGATTTGTTAAGTTGAACAAATTTGTTTTAGTCAAAGTGTGTGGAATATAAGGTATTCCATTATGGTAAAACTTGAATGGTATTCTTTTGTGCGAAGTGTAAAGTTCGTTCGCTTTATTAACCGCATCTTGAATGTCGGTTGCTTCTATGGTGTGCCAATCGTTGTCTTTTTCTTGCTCTCCTGCAATGACAAAGCGAAACCACACCTCTATTTCATATTTTTGCATTATATTTGCCATATCTATTTTGATTATGCACCGCCAAAGTGCGTTATTGTTTTTGATTTAAACCTCTCTTTGCTCGGAGAGGTTTTTTTATTCCTTCTCTATGATTTGTTCGATTGTGAAACCTGCTTCCATATAGCAAACTATCGCTCCGTATTTCGTTAGATTGTCGCTTTCTCGTCTTACTAACTCCTGTACGTTTCTTTCTCCGACACCAAGTGCCATTGCCACTTTCAAACGAAGATTTTTATCTTCTGTGATTTGGTCTAATATTAACTTTGTTACTTTCATTGCTTCTGGGTTTTTACTTATTTTTATTAGAACAAATATACGAATAAATATTTGATTACAACACATTCATTCGTATATTTTTGTAATTTTTTTTATTAGTGGATTTCCAAATTTATTTCATCTGAAATCATCCATTGGCATTGGCTCTCTTTAAAGCCATATTCTGGGTGTGCTTCCAGAAAGGATTCTCCATCGTCAAACACATTTTTGTCAAAGTTGAAAATATGTACTTTGGCTGTACTGAAATCTAAAATGATTATTTTTTGCATTGTAATTGTTTTTTGCGTTCTTGAAATCTTTTTTGTCGTTCTCGGTTTTTTGATCTCCCTCGTTCGGAAGTAGCATACCTTTTCTTTCGCTCTCGAAATTCTGGTGTCTGCCATTGTATGCTTAAACATTCTTTGCAAACACTTTCAAAATACTTGAATCCTGTTTTGGAATCTACTCTGGGATAGAATAACGAATAGTCTTTTTGAGTTTTGCATCTGGAACACTTTTTTTCTCCAGAACAATTCTTTTTACTATTCTCTTGCATAACCGCCAGAAGTCTTCTCTTTTCATTGATAACCTCGCTTCTAACATATTTGACTGCATCTTCAAAATTCGTGTATCTGATGAAAGCTTCGGTGGCAAAATCTGATGGCTCTGATATATTTCTGGGAAGCCAACTTAAATTCTTTTTTATCATTATCTCCGAATAATCATAAATCTTTGAGTAAGTGTTTGCTTCCATACTAATATTCGCTTGGTAGCATTAAAATATTGTCTATCTCCCACATTTTCACATAATCATCTTTGAAGTCTGAAAACGGTATCTTTTGTTCGTACAACACATTTCCATAATCATCTTTGCAGGTGATTCGGAATTCGTTTGATTCTCCTTTTCTTTTCAGTTCCCAAACCTTAAAACTTTCATTTAATACTTTTGGCTTGTTCTGTACTGAAAAAATAATATCTAACAACCATCTGCATTCGTAGGTTTCTGTTAAATACTTAATTCCATCGGTATAGTTTATCTTTCCAGAAAACTGACTTTTGTAATACTGCTCTGTTCCGTTGAATCCATCAAGGCTGTCGTTTGCACTTCTAATTGGTTTTGCGTTGCTCATTTCTATTTAGTGTTTATTGATTTTTTTAATTACTCTTTTTAGGTTCTTCTTCCACGCCTTAAAATCTTCTAATGATTCTGAAATTGTAAAATCATTTTTGTAGCGTTTGTCTTGGCGGTGCGTATCAATTTCTTCGTCAATATCAAAGTCTTTTAAATACTGCTCAAATTCACTTAAAAAATCGACTGCACTTTCTGGATTGCCTTTCTCTCTAAAGTCCAGAAAAACAATCATATTAACGCCTCTGGGTGTGTAGGTGTCAAGTTCGTAACCACACAACTTTTTTTCTTCTCGGTATTGACTTACTGATATGTTTTCGTAAGGCAATAAATCTTTTACTTCTTCTAATGTTAGTAACATAATTATACTTTTTTAAAGTGTTTCGCCCAATTTCCTAATTTGTGTGGTTCTCCCTGCTCATTGGTAACATGCAGGTTCTCCAGAACATTGCAAATGTTTCCTGTGTAATTATTTCCTTTTACGAAGCTTATTGTTCCATCGTAGTGGGTTAGTGTTTTTTTGCATTTAACGGTTGTAGTCATAATTATGCTTTTAATGGATTAAGTCTTTCGGTTAAAATTAGGTAGTTGTTTTCCAAACCTTGTGTCTGGTGTACTTCTTTCAAATGCACCAAATCATTGTAAGCGATTGGATATGTTTTTTTGTTTCCATCTAAAAAAACCACAACATCATTCCACGATGAAAAACACGCTATTAATCGGTGGCTATCTCTGGTGTGCCACGCATCTGTTAAGAATAAAAGTAATACTTCTTGATTTGCCATAATTTATTTATTTCTTGGTTTTGAAATCCAACTCCATTTCACAATATCATTGCAGGAATGATTAAATTCATTTTTTTTGCTGATTTCAATATTATTGCTTCCAGAACAAAAAAACACTCT